ATCTTCGCATGGGCCTCGGCCTCGGGCGTGTCATCACCGGCCTCGACGGTGAAGGGCATCTGGCTGACGGCGCGGCGGCGGGTGCCAAGGACGCCGAGGTAATGCGCGTCCCGCTCCTCGATCGTTTCGGCGAGTTCCAGATAGCGGATGGCGTCACCCGCGTCGGCCTCGCGCAGGATGGATGCCAGGCGGTTCGGGTTCAGCCCGTCGGCGGGATAGCCCGAAATGGGCGAGCGCACGCTGCCGATGGTGGCGCGGCTGATCTCGGCCTTGAGCTCGGCCTTCCTGACCGGCTGGCCACGGGCGTCGAGAAGCTGGGCGGTCTTCATCGGATGGATCCTCTCAGTCTGGCCCCAAGCGGCGCGCGGAAGCGGTCGCGGTCGTCGTCATCGTCCGGCAGATCGCCGCCCCGGTTCTGGCCCGCCCCGCGATACTCGTAGGTCGCCTCGCCCAGCTCGGCGGCCGTAACCGCCAGGGCGGCGGCCCAGAAGCGGTCGGCGTGGCCGTCGGTCTCGCCGTCGGCGATCAGGCGGCGCTGGCCGGTGACGCCGACCTGGGACTTGATCGCATGGAGGTCCGACCGCAGCACCGGGTCCCCGGCGGGAATGCGGATGCGGCGGTCCTGGAAGCGTTCCTTCAGGACGGTGGCCATCCCCAGCTTGTTCGCCCCGGTGAAAAGGACGCCCTCCACCCGGCTGGTGCCGTGGCGGCGTTGCGCGTCCTCGACCGGCTTCTCGCCCATCCCGGTCTGGTCGATCTTGCAGCGGATCACCCGGAACTCGCGGAAGACCTCGGCCAGAAGCGCGTCCTGCTCGGCAAAGCTGATCCGGCGGCGGGCGATGACCTTGCGGGTCCAGAGGACGTCACCGACCAGCTCGAGGACCCAGATCACGAAGAGGTCGTTCCTGGCGGCGATGTCGACGCCGATGAAGCAAGGGCCGCCCTGGTAGCCTTCGGACTTGCCGGCACCTTCCGCCTCGCAGGAACTGATCAGGTCGTAGTCGAGCCAGGCGCTGGCCTCGTCCAGCCACTTCAGCTCGTATTCCTGTGCCCAGGCGTCCTCGTCGGCCATGCCCTTCCGCAGCATCTCGACGTCGCGTTCAAGGCCCTGTTTAACGGCCTCGTAAATGTCGATCACATGGCGCGACCAGACCGAGTCCTCGGCGGTCATCAGCTCGTAGAACTTGTTGCCCTTGCCGTTCGGGGTCGAGATCACCCGAAGCTTCTGCTTGCCCTTCGAGATGACAGGGAAGAGGGCCGCCCAGATCTCGCGGGACTTCGCATGGAAGGCGAACTCGTCGAGGATGACGTTGGCCGAAAAGCCGCGGGCGGTGTCGGGGTTGGCGGGCAGCGCGGTGATCCGGCTGCCGTTCGGGAAGGCGACCTCCATCGCCTTGTAGACGGCGTCGGGGCCCTTCTCCTGCGGTGCGCGGAATTCCGTCTCCTCGAAGCGCGGCTCGCCGCCCTTCACGATGGTGTTGTAGACCTCGTAGAAGGCCTTGGTGAAGGGCTTGATGACCTCGGTCATCATCTCCGCCGCCTGGCGCTCGCCCCGGCTCAGGATGACCCAGCGGGCGCGGCGATCCTCGGCCCAGCCCTGAAAGCAGTCGTCTGCGCATTCGCCGCCCGTGGAAAACGTCTTGCCGGTCTGGCGGGCGAACATGCCGATCTTGAAGCGGCTCTCGTCCGAGATCCACGCCCGCTGATAGGGCAGGAAGTTGATGACGGGGCGGACGAGGGCGCTCACTGCACCACTCCGAAATCCGGCAGCGGTACGGTCCTGCCCTTCAGGGCGTGGGTGCTGTCATCCAGGAACTGGACCTCGCCGTTGCGGACGAAGGCATGGCAGAGGTGGGTAACCTTGTGCTGCGGCCAGGGCTGCCGCTTCCAGTCGGCCAGGTTCTCGGACGTGACTGGCGGCACCCAGTGGTCATAGCGGACCAGGACAGAAGGGTTGAAGGTCGGCGCGTCGGGGTCACGGTTCCAGTCCCAGCACGGACCGGGCCGCCCGGGCTCGACCGTCAGGACATGCATCATGTCACAGCCTGGGCACCAATAGCCGACCTGTCCGCCTTCCAACTGGCGCAGCTTGGAGCCGAGCGCGCTCACCCCTTGCCCTCCATCCGCTCGATCTTTTGGCCAAGGATCGCCGCGGCGGCCTTGGCGACCAGCGCCCAGACGCTCTGTCCCCGCGCATGGCGCCGGATGATGAAGCCGTCGGCATCGCGGTTAGCCTCAAGGCCCTCGCCCTGCTCTTCGACCCACTGGACGTCGTAGTCATCGGTGATCGTGAGGTGGTCGGCCACGATCCCGCCGCACGGGACAAGGCGCGCCTCAGCGACGGTCTCGCCGTTCAGCTTGACCTCGATCGTGAGCATCACTCGTCCTCGGGCAGGCGTACCCGGCCCGGCTTGAAGACGGCCCGGTTGAGCGCCATGAAGCCCTGCTCGATGTGGGTCCGGGACAAGGCAAGCCAGCGCTTGTCGACTTCGGGATCAGCGGCAGCGCCGTCGAGAAGCCGGAGGATGCGCTCCTCCAGTTCCTTGTTGCGGTTCACCTGGGCGACAGCTTCGGCGCTCTGCGGTTTGTAGCCCGCCACCGGCAGGCCCTCTTGCTTCGGTTCCGTCATTCTGCAAACCCCATGATGCGGCGCGCCTTGGCGGCGGCCTCGGCGTCGATGTCGCCGGTGGCGACGGCGGTGGTCAGGGCGGCGTCCTGCTTGGCCTTCAGGCGTTTCTCGACCTCTTGCGCCAGCTTCTCGTTGATCCCGGCAGCGGACATCAGGTCCTTCAGCATCTTGCCGAGGAAGTGCAGGTCCTTCGCCTCCATCACCTGATCGGCGTCGGACATGGCCTTCACCAGATGGACGGCCTGGGCGGCGACCAGCTGGAAGAGCGTCTGGTAGATCGCGCTCTCCTCGCCGATCTCCATCTCGGCCAGGACGTGCTTCGAGACCTGGAAGGCATCGCGCTGGCGCTTCAGAAGCAGGCTGAACTCGCCCACGGCGGTCTTGCCGATGCGGACCTCCAGCCCTTCCTCCTCCAGCCAGAAGTTGAGCTCTTCCGTCACCTTGACGATGTCGGCAAAGCCGCGCGCCGCAAGCGTGGCCTCCAGCTGCTTGCGCAGCGCGTCGGGGATCAGATCCAGCTTCTTCGGCGCGGGCATGGTCTCACCTCTTCGGCGACGGGCGCTGCACGCCGGGATGCCGCACGGTGCCCGTGGCCACGTCCAGCCCGCGCTGGGTGGCCGTCAGGACGACCAGACCCGACGGCAGCTCGGTCAGCCTGACGAGGCCCTGCTCCTGAAGCCACGCCCCCTCGCCTGCCACCTGGTCGCGGGTGAAGCCGATGCCGAAGTCCTGCAGCAAGGCGGTGATCATCGCGACGTTGGAGGTGTACTGCGGGGCCTCTTCCAGCATGCGCAGGATGGCGATGCGGGCATGCTCGCGCAGGGTCTCGAGATATTCGGTCACTTCTTGCCTCCGTCGAGCAGGTGGTCTTCATGGCGTTCGACGATGGTCTCCAGCCGCTCCATCAGCCGATTCCGGCCGTCGATGACCGCCGCCATGGTCTTCAGCTCGCCTTTGAGTTCGGTGATCGAGATCTGCAGCTCGTGCATGTCCTGCTTCGCGGGCAGGCCGCGCAGGGTCTGCTCGATGCTGGCAAGGCGCGCATCGTGGCGGTCCATCCGTTCGGACCCGAGCTTGAAGCGCTCGTCCACGCCCTTGAACCGGTCGTCGACATTGCGGTCGCGGGTGCGCCACCAGGTGTAGATCAGGGTCACGAGGGTCAGAAGGAAGGGCAGCGTGACCCGGAAGTCGTACTCCATCACTTCCGTGCCTCCGCGACCTTGGCTGCCACGTCCTTGATGGTGTGCCCGCCCATGTAGAGGCCCATGTAAAGGCCGGTGAAAGTCACCAGCTGCTCCCAGGGCATCGGTGGCAGCGCGATCTTCCAGATGGCATTGGCGACGTGCAGGATGACGACCTGCCAGGCCCAGAGGACCATGACGAAGTACATGCCCAGGGGCCGCCAGTTCGCCTTCCACCCGCCCTCCTCCTGCTCGGCCATGAGGAGCGTCATCTGGTGTTCCAGGCCCTTGGCATAAAGGCCGATCAGCTCCGGCGTCATCGGGGCGACCTGGCGCATCGCCTCGATCACCTTGCCGGGGTTCGTTTCGGCCAGCGCCTCGAGCTCTTCGGGCTTCACGTTGGCGCGGGTGGCAAGGGCCGCCAGAACGTCGCCCGCCAGGGCACCGTTCGCGTCGCCAAGCTTCCGCTCCAGGATCGCGCGGATGATGGGAAAGCCCGACTGCAGGGCAAGGGCGGCAAGGACGGACATCAGATGTCCTCCCCGGCCGGGCGGACCTTGCCGCTTGTGCCTCGCCCGGAGGTCAGCAGGCAGGCGACGGCGCCCTCGACGATCAGCGCCGTCCAGGTCGCGCCTTCGGGGGCCGAGGTCAGGATCAGCTTCTGGCGCGGGCTGATGGTGCCCTCCCAGACGGTGGTCTCCTGATAGGCGCGGTGCAGGTCCGCCAGAACGTCTGCCAGCGACCCGAAGCGCTGGATCTGGGCGTGGGTCAGCGTCGCGGTAAAGGCGAGTGCGATCAGGGCAGTGATCAGGGCAAGGACCGTGCAGGTCGCAAGGCGCATGGCTTTCATCAGAAGCTCCGCAGGAAGGCCGCGACACGCGGCAAGGGGGACTGGACGGCGGCGGCGATCTGGTCGCGGTAGCGCCAGGCGAGCCAGAGGGCATAGGCGGCCCCGGCGATCAGGACGGCGTCAGACAGCCAGGGCAAGCCGGTCAGGATGTCATCCGCCCCGGAGACAGAGGAGGCGCTGGCCACAGCCGGGACGCCGACGGCCGGCACGGCCTTGCCGCGCGCATCGAGGGCGCGCTGCAGGGTCGAAAGGGTGGCGCGGCCGAGGATGCCGTCGACCGTCAGGCCATGCTTTGCCTGGAAGGCGCGGACGGCCTTGTCGGTGATCAGGTCCTCCACCGGGCCGGGGTTGAAGCCCAGCGTGCGGAAACCTTCGATCACCTCCACCAGCTCGTCCGGCGTCAGCGGCAGGGCGATCTTCGCGGCCCGGGGCGACAGAAGCTTCGGCACCGCGTCGGTCTTCGCGCTGGCATAGCGCCCGAAGCGCATCATCTGGTATTCGGCCTCGCGACGGCGGACGAGGCCCGGCAACACCTTGCCGCCGCCCTTGGTCCAGCGCTTCAGGCCCGCCTCGACCATGGTCCAGTCAAGGATGCGCCACGCCTTTACCCAGCTCGCGCGGTGGATCGCCCCGGTGTTGAAGTCGAAGCTCACCCCGCCATCGAACTCGTGCTGCTTGGCGTTCGGCATCGCCTTTGCCACGCGCGGCTCATAGTTCCGCTTCAGGGCCTCGGTCAGCAGCCGGTCCGATTCCTCGCGGGTGATCTGCATCCCCGGCTTCACCTTCACCACGCCCGAGGCGCTGGTCAGCCCGACTCCGATCGTCCAGATGCCTGCCGGGCAGCGATAGGCCTTCAGGACCTCGCCCTCGTGCAGCTTGAGATCGGCCCGGCCCCTTGCGCTGGTCTGCATGCTTGAAACACCCCGGATGGCAGCCGGGCGCGCCCCGGCGGTGATGGGGCCAGTTTGCGCTGGATCGGGGGTTGAATGTCACCCGCAAGGGTTTGCGGCGAGATCAGAAGAGGGAGGTCTGCCGGGGATCTGTGGCCGGTCTGTCGCTCAGCCAGCCGCGAACGGCCACGTCCGATGAATGCAGTCTGCGGGCGATTTCGGCGTGTGAAAAGCCTCGAGATTTCATGACGGCCGCCAACCAGGGCTTTGCCGTCGGCACCCGGCGCGGCAGGCCGAGGGCGGCAAGCTCGGCAACCTTGTCGGCCCCGATCATGAGCTCGACTTCTGAACGGCCCTTGGGCGTGGGCGACAAATAAAGCTCGGCGCCCCCGAAGCGCATCAGGAAGTCGAAGGCCCCTTCCGCGCCCAGTACCTGGACGTAAGGCTCGACGTGGGCAGGGCGGCGGCAGGTCGGTCATTCCCCGCGCTCCACCAGCTTCAGAAGGATGGCGTTGTCGCGCTGCAGCCGGGTCAGGGCGGTCAGCGCCCGGTTCAGGTCCTGCTGCACATGGTCCAGCCGAACCCGCGCCAGGCGGCCCTTGTCGATCTCGGCCGTCAGGGCCTGCTCAAGGACCGTCATCCGGTCGTGGAGCGCG